TGGTCGTCTTAGGCCTCTAGGTTCACCCATACGTGGTGGCGAAATCATGCACACAGGCATGATACCTTTTTTGAAGAAGTGGTTTGGTGATTTACGTTCTTGCTCACAAGGGGGCATTCGTAATGCTTCTGCTACAGTTTTTTATCCTATTTGGCATCATCAGTTTGACGACCTCATTGTTCTTAAGAACAATCAGGGAACTGAAGAAACTCGTGTTAGACACATGGACTACGGAGTTGTATTATCAGCGTTCTTTTGGCGTAGGTTTAAGAATAAAGAAAATATTACTTTCTTTGATCCTAACGAAGTACCTGATCTCTATGAAGCGTTCTACAGGGATACAGCACTGTTTGAAGAACTATATGTAAAGTATGAGAAGCGCAAGGATCTGCGCAAAAAGACTATGAATGCTGAAGATGTATTCAAGGGCGGCATACTTAAAGAGCGTACAGATACCGGACGCATCTATCTAGTGTTCATCGACAATGTTCAGAATCAAGGACCGTTTGATCCTGAGTATGACACTATCTATCAAAGTAACTTATGCTGTGAAATACTATTACCTACTAAACCTTTTAAGCGTCTCGATGACGTTAATGGCCGCATTGCTTTATGTACGCTAGGCAGTATTAACTGGGGAGCATTCCGTAATCCAGAAGACATGCGCCGTGCTTGCCGCATTTTACATCGCAGTCTTAACAATATACTTGACTATCAGGACTTCCTGAGTGTACAAAGTAAACTAAGCAATGATGAAATTCGTCCGTTAGGTATTGGTGTAACTAACTTAGCCTATTGGCATGCCAAGCGTGGCTACAAATATGGAGAGAAGGACAGTCTACAAGACGTTAAGACATGGATGGAGCATCAAGCATACTATCTAACTGAAGCAACTGTAGAACTTGCTAAGGAACGCGGTGCATGTGTTAACAGCGACAAAACACGCTACGGCCAAGGAGTATTTCCCTGGGAACTAAGAGCAAACGGTGTCAATGAATTAGCAGACTTTACTCCTGAATTGGATTGGGAAACACTACGAGCAGATATGAAACAGTATGGTGTACGCAATGCTACACAGATGGCTATCGCTCCAGTTGAGTCTAGCTCGGTTGTTATTAATTCAACCAACGGAATTGAAATGCCAATGAGTTTGATATCGACTAAAGAATCCAAAGCAGGGTCATTTACTCAAGTAGTACCTGACTATCACAAGCTAAAGAATAAGTATCAGCTTATGTGGGAACAGAGAGATTGTGTTGGATACTTAAAGACAGCAGCAGTTCTTCAAGCCTATGTTGATCAAAGTATTTCAACTAATACATTCTATAATCCTGCACACTTCAATGAGCGCAAAGTTCCGACAACATTGATTGCTAAGAACTTAATGCAAAGCCAACTTTGGGGAATCAAGACTTTCTACTATAGTTTGATTAATAAAGCTGGTAGTAAAGCAACAGAAGAAAAACTAAATGGATTTCATCCTGAATTAGAATTTAAACCTCAACATGAAGTTGAGGTACTAGATGATGATTGTGAAGCCTGCAAACTATGATAGCCTACGCCCAGGACTTGCCCGATAAACATGCTACTGTAAAAGTTCCTGGTGTTGAAGTTACCATAGACAAAAATGACAACTGGGAAACAGTTGGAATGATACTAGTGCTGGTACTAGCAGTATATCTAGGTATTAAGATAATAAACAAGATATTCAAATGAGCAAACAACAATATAACCTAAACACAAAGACAGACTACCTAAGCCGCAAGATGTTTCTTGATCCAGAGGGTCCAGTAACTATCCAACGTTTTGAAGAAGTTAAGTATCCTAAGATACAGAACTTTGAAACTACCGCACGTGGCTTCTTCTGGGTTCCAGAAGAGATCAGCCTAACCAAAGATGCTAATGACTTTAAGGAGTCTAGTGAAGCTGTGAAGCACATCTTTACCAGTAACCTATTGCGTCAGACAGCACTAGACAGTTTGCAGGGTCGCGGACCAAGCCAAGTGTTTGCGCCTGTTATCAGTCTGCCTGAACTAGAAGCACTAGTCTATAACTGGACATTCTTTGAAACCAACATTCATAGTCGCAGTTACAGCCACATCATTCGCAACATCTACAACGTGCCCAAGGAAGTGTTTAACACTATCCACGACACTAAAGAAATTATTGAAATGGCATCTAGCATAGGCGAGTATTATGATAAGTTGCACATTATCAATTGTCGTAAAGAGATAGGCGAAACAATCACCGAAGAAGAACATGTTCGTGCAATCTATCTAGCACTACACGCCAGCTATGGTCTAGAAGCATTCCGCTTCATGGTATCATTTGCCACAAGCCTAGCAATGGTAGAGAATAAGATCTATATTGGCAACGGCAACATCATCAGCTTGATTTTACAGGACGAGCTATTACACAAAGGATGGACTGCTTATATTATTAATCAAGTAATTAAGGAAGACCCTCGCTTTGCAAAGGCAGCACAAGACTGCCAAGAAGAAGTAATACAGATCTATAAGGATGTTATTAAAGAAGAAAAGGAATGGGCAGATTATCTATTCCAGAAAGGACCTGTAATCGGTCTTAATGCTAACATCTTAAAAGATTTTGTTGATTATACAGCAGCCAATGCACTAAAGGATATTGGTATAAAATATTGGAATCCTGCTCCAAAGACGACTCCAATACCTTGGTTCAACAAGCACAGTGACACTTCTAAGAAGCAGACTGCACTACAAGAAAGCGAATCAACTAACTATGTTATTGGTGTAATGAGCGATGCCATTGACTACGACGAATTACCTGCGCTATAATAGAAAAATTATTTTAATAAAGGAAGAAGAAAATGTTAGCAACTGTATGGAGCAAATACAACTGCCCTTATTGCGATAAGGCCAAGAACCTATTAAAGATGAAGAACATTCCATTTGAAGAAAGAAAGATAGGTGACGGCTGGACCAAAGAAGAATTGCTAGAGGCTGTTCCACAAGCACGTTCTGTTCCACAGATCTTTTTAGGTGAAAAATATATTGGCGGCTATGATCAGCTGGCTAAGTATATAGAAGAAACAGGTTTTAACGGAACCGGACACGCAATAGGAATTTAATTTATGTTAATAGAAGCACCATACAAAGCACAAGATGCTATCTCTATGAAAACTACAGGTGGAGAGGAACTTGTTGCTCGCTTCGTAGAAGAAGATTCAAACACTATTACAGTTGAAAGACCAATGGTAGTAATGGCTACACATCAAGGGCTAGGATTAGGTCCATTCAGCTTTACTATTAATCCTAGTGCTAGAATCAAGATAAACAAAAACACGTTGGTATTTGTACATAAGACTGATGGCGAAATGGCCAAGCAGTATATCACAAGTACCAGCGGAATACAAATGGTGTAACATGGCTGCATTTCCAGTTCACAGACAAACAGATGTAAGAATCTGCGGTCATACAACTGTCGTAGAAGGACAGTCCAATGTCTACGCCAATAGTCTTTTAATTGCTGTGGACAAGGATCCAGACAATGCAGGCGGCGGCAATTTAATTGCCCAATGTAACAATGTATTCATCAATAACAAAATGGTAGTAAATCATACTCCAGATCACGCAGAACCGGATTCAGCTTGTCCGGCACCCAATCACTGCGATCCTTATACAAATCAAGGTTCTCCAGACGTTTTCATCGGTGATTGACAAATCCAAAATTTGTGCTATACTTTAAAAGTAGTAATAGCCAAAGAGAAAATAGATGAAAGACAGAGTAATACTCACAGACGCCGATGGTGTCATTTTGGATTGGGAATGGGCCTTCCATTGTTGGATGGAAGAGCACGGATTCAAAAAACAAGATGGTGGCCAATTCGTTTATTCTATAGGTAAGCGATATGGCATCGATGACGAACAAGGCAAGAAGCTGATCAAGATATTCAACGAATCTGCAAGCATCGGTTTCTTACCAGCACTACGTGATGCACAACATTACGTTAAAAGATTGCATGAAGAATATGGATATGTTTTTCATTGCATCACCAGCCTAAGCAAAGATCGAAACGCACAACGTTTGCGCAAAATGAATATTCGCAAACTGTTTGGTGAAACAGCTTTTGATCACTTTATCTTTCTAGACACAGGTGCTGACAAGGACAAAGTCCTTGAACAGTATCGTGATACCCAATGCTGGTGGATCGAAGACAAGATTGATAACTGCAAAGCAGGACTCAATGTTGGTCTTAAACCTTTGCTTGTGGAACACGGACATAACATGGATTATGAAGATGCCATGATTCCTAGGGTAAAAAGTTGGAAAGAAATATATAATATCATTACAGGAGAAAACACATGACTGATACAGCAACTACAAATTCCGTACACGACGAGATTGTTTTAGCATTTAATAACTATCTCAAGGAATCAGAAGCATTCGAAGGCAAAGGCGTAAAGGCAGCTGCCGCCCGCGCTCGCAAGGCACTGGGAGAACTAGGCAAGCTATCTAAGGCACGCCGCGGTGAAATCCAGGAAAAGAAAAACAATATGTAATTAAATGCAAGTAACAGTAATCGGAGCCGGAATAACAGGCATCACTACTGCTTACTATTTGGCAAAGTCGCGTTGCCAAGTCACTGTTGTTGACGAAAGGAGGTATCCAGGAATGGCTACCTCTTTTGCTAATGGCGGACAACTCAGCGCAAGTAATGCTGAAGTATGGAACAGTTGGCGTAGTGTACACAAAGGCATTAAGTGGCTCTTTAAGAAAGATGCACCACTGTTAATCAATCCTAAGCCTAGCCTAGAAAAGTATCGTTGGCTAGCTCAATTTGTAACTCACATTAAAAATAGAGAAAACAATACTAGACGGACTTGTGAAATGGCTATAGAGGCTCACGCTCTTTATAAACAGATCGCACTAGAAGAAGGTATTGAATTTGATAAAGTTGAAAAGGGTATACTGCATATCTATCGTTCTAAAAAAGAATTAGAGTTTGCAAGAGACACGAATAGACTTTATCGAGAAGCCGGTCTTAATCGCTGGGAAGTAGGCAAGGACGAGATATTATCTATTGAGCCTGCTTTAAAGAACAGCATTGACACAGTAGTTGGTGGCTTCTATAATGAGCAAGACTTTACCGGTGACATTCATAAGTTTTGTGTTGAATTAGGTAAAGTACTAGAAACAAAATATCATGTTCAATTTAAACAAAAGCAAATAGGACGTTATGATATTTTTCAATATCTCGAAAAAGGTCCTGTTGTAGTTTGTGCAGGAGCCGGAAGTAGAGCTATTGCCAAGACAGTAGGCGACGATTTACCCATTTATCCTGTTAAGGGATATAGCATTACAATCAATAATCCGGGACCAGCACCCTGGGTTAGTTTGTTAGACGACGAAGCAAAGATAGTTACTGCACGATTGGGAGAAGGTAGACTGCGTGTAGCTGGCACAGCAGAACTGAATGGATACAACACTGACATTGTTCAAGCTCGTATTCGTCCTTTAAAAGAATGGACAGAAAAACTGTTCCCAGAAGTAAACATGGAATCAGTAACGCCTTGGGCAGGGCTGAGACCAATGACACCAAACATGATGCCAATCGTACAGAGAAGCACACGAAATCTTGGCGTGTGGTACAACACAGGTCATGGACACTTAGGTTGGACCTTAAGTGCATACACAGGTCGAGAAGTAGCAAGTTTAATAGGTAAACATTAATGTTAGAAACAATATGCGAAACAATGGTTTCTGCCTACGATAGAAACTGGATCACCAGTCGTGACGGCAATGTGAGTATTCGTCATCACGACAGAGACCATTTCTATATTACTCCTAGCGGTATACGCAAGCAAACTCTGCAACCGGAACTGTTCAAGAAGATAAAAATCATAAGAACAATTCCCAGTGGCTGGGGAACAGCAGACTATGCTTACAGTTGGGAAGAACAGATCTACACCGACATCAGCGACAATTTGAGACCAAGCGGTGAGATTCCTCTACACTTTGGTTTACAAAAGGAAATGGGCCAGCACAGTGACGATGTAAGAGTAGTAATGC